TCATAAAGACCTATCTTACCAAAGTGAAATTTAATTCTATGTAGTACTAATGATGAGTTTACATCAGCTCGAGCATTATTACCTTCTCGTCTGGTAGCATAAAATGTAGGAAACTTAACTTCGTAATCATAAACGTAACCTACTGTAAGATATACATTTGATGGTCCTCTCCAATCACCGGGTAAAGTAAAGCTTGAATTTGTTGAAGTTCCAACACTATTTTGTGCAATGTAGTTAGCTTTTGCATACCTACCAACATCTGGTGTTGGGAATTGTTGATGATCTCGGTTTACATCAATTACTACTAGATCATAATTAGGAGAGCTGACATCGGTTAACCAATTCGTTGAAAATGTTGTAACATTAGTAGATGCGTTATAACTACCCATTGCCTTACTAATCTTAACTTGATTATCTAAGTGTAATAAAAAATCAACATTATCTTGTGTAAGAAACTGGTCTGTTTCAGTCTGCACTAACTTGATACTCTGTAAAAAATAGTCAGTATCTAGAAAGAAGTATTCATCATTAATAATAAAATGATATACTAAAGGATTATTTAATTTCCATTTAAACCATGCAGCCTGCTGTCTCTGTTCTGATACTTGAAAATACTTATATCCATATACAGTATCAGAATCTGGAGTAGTAGTATTAGGAGTTCCAAAGGCTGCTACGTGTTTCTGACCCATCAATACTATAGAGTTTTCTCTAGAGTTTGTCAGTAAATCTATATTTTTTGGTAACAGTGTGGGTACAACTTTACTAACTTCAACTACATTGGGCTCACCTTCACGTTGTATGTTTGCCATTTCATTGAATCTACTGAACTTACCAGAGTTATCAACATAGGCTACTGTTGTTCCGAGAGATATCGGAGCTATAGTTTCGTTATAATTAAATGTAGCTATACTACGAAGTTTTGCAGTATCAGGATTAAAAACTGTATCATCTGCTGCAAGTAAGAATTGCTGGTTTGTGCTAAATACCACCAAACCTGTGTTTACTTCAATTCCATCAAACAGTTCAGAAGGAAAGGTTGAGGCAGCTGATATATCTACAGGATCGCTGGCCGATACAGTCAAAGCTGTTTCAGCAAAAAAGTCAGGATTTCCTAACGTTCCCGGTCGTGATGTAACCACATTTTCACCTGACAAAAAGACTAGTCTATTGCGAAAAAATAAAACTTTATTTATACGCTTACCTACAAAACTGGGTAACGGATTAGTGTTATCATCACCTACACGTCTATCAGCATATGTAAAGTTTTTTATAGTAAATGTATTTACATCTGTACGTTGTAAAACCAACGGCATGTTTGTAAGAGTTTTTGCTATGCCGGGTTCAGCACACTCAGTCCAAGATCCTACACCGTCGCCACCTTCACCCTCAAATCGAAGATAATAGTCATCCTCATCTGACATTCTAGAGTTAGCAATTTTAACAATGTATCCATTCTTACATTGATTTGGTAAATTCTGTACATCATTTACAGAAGATTGAAAGCAACGCATAAGGTCTTCTTCAACAACCTCTAAGTTAAAATCTTGAGTATCACTAAATACGTATATACCTGTACCTATAATTTGACATGAGACTCCGCTAATAGCATCTATTTGAGTTTTTAATCCACCTAAAATAGTATCAGCAGTTACAGCTGTGTCTGCATCAAAAGGGGTAGGAGATGGACGTATAAGGCCGTCGCCAGAAGAAGCAACTGTAGCACGAACTGTAGTTGTCTCTACTTCAGTTACGGTTACATCTATATATGCTTGGCTAGCACTGCTAGTTGTATTAGGGGCAGCTCCAGTAAAAGTTATATTAGCTGCTTCTGTAGCATGTTCTGGTGTAACTCGAACTACATCACCAACTGCCCATCCTTCACCACCATGTAGTAATACAGCCTCTATGTTGTAACTGCATCTATAATTTTGCCCGTCAGGTCCGCTTGAATCAGCATTATAGTTAGGACTAACACCTTGTTGACCTAAAGCTGTTACACGGAATGTTAAGTTTTCTTTACCAGATGTCTGCACAACACCACTACTATTCTTTATATCTGTTATATTTTCTGAGGTTCCATAGCTACCTTTAGCTGTGGCAGCGTATACTTCTGTACCTATACCGGGGCAGTGTCCTGAGCCGTCGCCTTCATCAAAACTATGGCCTGTAATTTTTATCTTAGTAGCTCTTGTCAGAGTTGTAGTGGCTGTACTGTTGTTTATATTGACACCATACTGCCTACCATTTTCTGTACGTAGTAGTTCTATGAACCCGAAGTGAGTATGTGGTGTAGCATCTGTAGTTCCCGTTGTCCCAACAGTTGTAACAGTTCTAGCACTTCCATTAGAAGCAGTAGATGGTGTACCACCAGCGTTTATTTCTGCTGTAGTATAGTTACTAATATCTCTATTATTAATAAATGTGGTATCATTAATAGTTAAGAACTGTAAGTTTTCTGAGTTAGCTGTTTGAAGATAGTTTTGAAATGTAGGTTTTACTTGTCCTTTATTCTGCCAATTATTTACTGTTCCACCGGTATGTGTAGGTCTTGAGGTTGAGGTTATAGTACCTGTAGCTTCATATATATATACTATTCCAGAGTTAGCCGCAGATTGAATAGTGTCCCCGAGACCATATGTTCGATCACTACTCCACGTAGTTTCACCATAAATCATGGTCATCTCTTGCCCGTCATTACAACTCCATACTCTAACCTGACCATCAGGTGCGACTTGTCCTATATAAGATCCTTCTGTCTCGTCGCGGTAGTAATGAAACCAAGATCCAGCGGGAGTAGTTAAGTTTCCACCAATGTTAGTGGTTTGCACATTAGGAAGTGGAGTAGTTCCTATACGTTTAGCACCCGGTCTTTTGTATAAACCCTTAGTTATGTCTGGTATTGCATTTGTTACTTCTGTCACCTGACCGGGAAACTTTAGCTGGTCAGGCTGTTCTGACATTCCTAGTGAGTATTGAGGAATAGTTTGCGTAATACTTGCCATTATCGTCTAAGGTTTCTCCAAGGTTGATAAGTTTGATATGCACTATTATCTTCAAATCCAAACATACTATGATCTCCCTGATTGCACTCATACTCCATGAGAGCAGCTCTAGCAAGAGCCTCTTGTTGAGCTAATAGTTTAACTAACTGAGGGTTTGCAACTAGCTTTGTAGCAGCAACTCTGGAAGCTCTGTATGTTATGTATCTTCTAAAGACAATAGGTAAGTCTTCGAACTGATATAGTCTGACGACATCAAGATCTAAGTCACTTGTAAATACATCTGTGTGATCTATCTTGTCATATATAAATCCATTACGGCGTACGAGATTATGTGTACGTCTTGCTTGATTATCATGTAAGTCCATTGAAAGTATATCATTACCAACAGCTATCTTGCCATCAGAGTTGATCTGAAATGGTACATGTTTTTCTGTGTTAAAATGCCACCCCTCTGCTTGCGTGTCTACGTTAGCATCACGGAGTAGGTTATAAATTATTGCCACCTCTGGATTATCAAAATTAAGAGTTGTAAGAGGTGATTGTCCGATAGCCCCCAGTATACTGTTTACTGCGGATAGTTCGGTATCGAGATCAATAGTTGTGGAAGCCATAAGAAAAAAAAAGGGGGGAGGGTATACCTCCAAGCCCCATATAAATGTATAAAAAAAATTAACTAAAGTTAGCAAGAGCGTTGTTTGTAGTTGTTGCTTCGCCAGCAGTGTTTCTAGTAGGTGCAACACCAGCAACTAGCTCAACAGCAGCAGCAGGGTTAAGTGCATCTGCTCCCATTGCTAGTCTACCGAGGATTACATCACCTTGGTAAACAACTGAGATGTCTCCAGAAGTTACTTGTACTTGAGGTCCGATTGCTTCTACACAAGCAGCAGCTTCTTTTTGGAAGATAAGTCCACAGCTGTTTTTGAAAGCATTGTCACCAGCATTACCGTAACTGTTAACAGTCTTAACTACTTGGTTGGAGGCAAGTGTACCAGCTCTTTCGTCTGCCATACCTTCTCCTACGAAGTCGCCAGTAGCTCCGGGGTCTGCAGCACCGGGAGCTGCAGCTCCAGCAGCACCATACTTAGTACCAAAGTCTCCGAAGAATGGAATGTTCATTGACTTGAAGATTTGTATGCCTGCAATTTCAACGATTCCCTGACCTGACTGAAGTGCGTCTCCTCTTACATTGTGGTTGATTAGACCATTGCCAGCTGCCGCACTTTGGATAAGTGCATAGTACTGTCTTGGGTTAAGAACAGCTACCCTACCTTCGCTACTTACACCTTTCTCGTCTAATGCAGCGGCTGCATCATAGAAAGCTGTAATTAGATCACCAGCGTCATAAGCTTCTGCAGCGGATGATGTAGAAGTACCTACTTGAATCTGTGTTCCACCGGGCTCTTTGAAGTTAGTCTTAGTGATAGGACTAGCCTGTCTTGCAGCCTTTGTGATTGCTCTGAAGATCTTTCTGTCATACTGCTCTGCAAGAGCGTATCCGATCTTTCTTGAGATCTCACCACGTAGGTCGTAGTGTGCTAGAGTCTCGTCTAGCTCGTAGACAAATGCACTGGAGATCAATAGATCGTCGACAGTCACTGTCTTTTCAGATACTGGAGGTGCTCCGTCGGAGTTACCTAGTATGCTTTGGCCGGGTACATGGTACTCAGCTTTTGTTCTACCTGTGAAGATGAACTGAAGTGACTTACCGTTAGTAAGTGTTCTTTTCATTACAAGGTCACGGGCTATCGTGTTCCTTTGGAACCCTTTGAACATTTCCCCGGAAAACAATTTAAGGTATAAAGCCCTCTTGTCTCCAGAACCGTTGTCCTGACCTAAATTAGTTATTCCTGTGGTCAGTGTGCTATTTTGTTGTGCCATTTCTAAGAATGATATTGTTTTACTTTTCTCAGATCTGAAATTTTTTTCGCGATTTTTTTGTGGTCTATCCCACCGTCTAGACGGATGGAGGTATCCAGCGTACTGGGCTCTATCCAATAGAGATGGGAGGACTTGAACCTCCCTGTACGGCCTTAACCGATTACTCTTGTGTACTTGATGCCACGATATACGTAAGTTACAGTCATTGTATCTCTCATATATCCAAGCCCCGTTCCATGCTTGGGTGTCATGCGTCCTATGATAGGATGAACGGAAGTTCTATCAATAGGAAGGTTCCCCCTCCGGCTCTGGGTAGGTAGGAATCTCTTGCTTGTTCTTGGTGTCTGTCATTTTCTGATCTTTAGCTTGTTGCGACGTTTGTGGTTGTAGTTGATTCTTTTGCTACTTGTCTTAGTTCTATTAAACTTAGCCTTCTCGCCTTTAGACATCTCGCCTGTAGTCTTAGGTGTCTTAGATGATATACGTTTAGATGGTCTACAAGCTGGGTAGCCTTTACGCTTCTCACCTTTCTGTCTGCCGCAGGGCTTACCAGTTTTGGTGTCGACCCACTTCTCGGCGAACCATCTTTTTAAGCTCATCTTCTTTTTGCTTTGCTATAACCGGGGGCAGTCTTTTTCTTACCACCAGCTTTGACTTGACCCTTACATACCTTTACACCGTAGGCGTTAGCGTATGCAGAAGGGTATACTTTAAACTTTCTTTTGGCAGCTGCTTTACCACGTGGACATAATTTACCCATCAGCGTTTTTTACCTCCATGCTTGCAGCCACATTTTGATCCTTTCTTGTGTGCCATTATACAGGATAAGTATTATCTTTTGTGAAAAAATCTATATTCTTCGCCTTCTTTTTATTTATAGGATTACCGGGTGGTAAGAAGAGTTCACTTGGTACTTGATCCAAAGGTTTGTAATCACCTGTCTTCTTTCCTAATTTTTTAATTTTCTTTTTTGCCATCAGCATTTCCATCTACGTAGGGCAAGAGCCTTTCGTGTAGGCTTGCCGTTTGGTTTTTTGAGCGGTCCTTTCATGCCAGACATGCGAGCACAGAAAGACCTTTTACGAGCTCCTCCTCCGGGCTGAGGGGCTTTGAGATTAGAGCCAGTAGCACGATTGTACTTG